GTTCAGATGAGGATGATGCTCTTTCTTATTTCCAAAAACTTGCAGAGGAATAATTAGGAATATAATCTAATATTTTCTCCTTTTATCAAGGTTTCACTCACATACTGGGTGGAACCTTCTTTGTATGTCATGGCATCTTCCATATCATTAAGGATAAGATTAATATAATTTGGTTTTAGTACAAATATATTTCTTTTTTCATCTTCAATTTTATTTTCATAAGTATAATTGGTTATTTCAGTTGTTATATTTGAAACTGTTGTAGTAGTTTCGAGTCGAGAGTCATAAAATTCAATAGAATAGTTTTGAGGAACTTCTAGACCTGCAGGAACTATAATGGCACGATCAGTATTTCTTACTTCGGTAGTTTCATAGTGATGAACGCTATGAATTTGTTCTTCACTTCCATATTTGTCAATTAGAAAGTTGTAAAATGATTGATGATCTAAAGGCCATTCAGTTTGGATATTGGTGACATTATTAGATAGAAGAACAATCCAATCTAAGGTTTCATCACCATACATATCAAATGCAACATTATCAGGTCTATCATCCCCTACAATTTTATATTTGGTAAATTTGGTTAAATCTTTAAAAATATCATTCTTTAATTTTCCTCTTTTAAAGAGGTTTTTTACTTTTCTATAATCAGAGATCTTTTTGGAATTAGATTCTCTACTTACATATTCAAAATCTGGTATATTTCTGAAATAAGAGGACATTTTAGTAACCTAAGGTAGTGTCTTGATCATCATCTAATTCTGTATAATCCTTATCATATATAGGATCAAGTTCATTGAATTGAAGATTTAATTGATATGATGTCATTGTTCTGGCTGGATCATCATATGTCATGTAGGTTCCATCAGGAGTATATTGAACATCACATGAAAGAAGAGCACAAGTTTTAATTTTATTAATTGATGGATGAGTTATTTCAGTAGCACCGTCAAATGTTTGATAATTTATATCAAATACATTAGGAGCTTTAAGGAAAACATTAGAATCTGATGTTTTAACAGACATTCCTTGTTTAAAGAATCTAATAATCTTTTTTACTTGATTTGCTTCTGATGCATCTCTTGGTGATAATTTAAAAGTAAATGTAAAATTTCTTAATTGAGGAGAATTAAAAAGCATCTCTAAGTTTGGATTAAGAACTGCACCAGTTGTTCTTGAAAGTAATTGTTGAGCTCCTACTGCTTGTTGTGCAAGATAGGTATTCATAGCAGTTGCAATATCACTACCTGCATTCTTCTGTCTTAGTTCTCTACCTAATGCACCCGCAGCACCTCCAATTCCTCTCACTGCCTCTGCAATACCAGCGTCTTTTGCTGTTTCAAAGAGGTTGATTGCTGCTCCTGCACCTAGTGCTTGGAGGGGATTAAGTTCTGCTCCTTTCCAATCTACACTATTTTGATCACTAATACCTGATACAACTGGAAGAGTTACTGACCCACCAATTTTAGTAGGTGGTCTTCGTTGAAATACTCTAGATGATGGGTCAAGGGTGGTATTAACAACGGTTCCCTCACTAAATTTCATTGTAAATCTAATTCTATCTTGCTTATTTGCTGCTAAGTCTTCAGGGTAATAATAGTTTCCATAGGAAGATCTTGCGGTTCTTCCTTTAATGTTTATATTAATATTTTTGATATCATTTAGAGTTACAGCTGGGTTTTTGTTTTTATCCTCAAGAGCATTCGTTAGTATGTCGCCACCTAGCTGAGTGCCGATAGACTCCTCCTCAGTGCTTTGATTATTATTACCTGATGCAATTCCTAATGTGACTTTTTCTTGATGCGTAAGTGGAGGAAGACCTGCATCTCCCATTTTCCCTTCCCAATAACTTATAGAATTTTTAGTTTTTTGTTGAATACTTCTTTTATCTCTTTGTTGTGCATTTGAAGCACTCTTGGGATTAAGGGTTAAAACACCAGTTTTTATATCCTTTGTTCCGATTAATGTAGCAACACTTAAATCTTGAGAATCTGATGCATATAAGTCAAGACTAAATGTACGATTGGGGGGTTTTCCTAAGACAGTTAACTCACTATAATAATACCACTTTTCATCATTATTAGGGCCTAATAACGAGTGGTTGAGGTATTTTGTCCCGCTTTGAATAGTGGTTGACATTTATCTTTTTTCTTTATTTATAGAGTTCTTAGGAAATAAGCATATGATACATTACGTAGGTCATTAATTTCACTGGGTCGAACGACATAGAGGACTCCTCCAATCTCTTCCCATGTATAGTTTCTGAATTTATCCCAGTGGTAATTTATTCCTCTAAATCCCCATCTTTGTATATCAGTTACGGCAACAAGGGGATGTTGATCATATGTGAGTCTAGGAGTTTTAGCAGTATATAAAAAGGTATAATACTGACCTACATCAGGTACTACTTCTACATCCTTTAAGGTATCCATAATAAGAAGCATCATTTCTTCAGGATCACTCATCTCCTTTAATTCATCCATGATAGGTGCTATCCTGTTATCACCTACCTCTTGTTCATATTGTTCAAAGTAACCTTCTAATTTATCTGCCATTATATATTCCTAATTCTTGTTCAGTAATAATCTTGAATTCAATTTTTCTATCATTACAAAATTCTCTTGCTGCTTTCCATTTAGCTGTATTAACAGCATATGTTTTGCATTCATAGAGATATGATTGAGTCACTTTTTTTCTTTGTTTAGGAGGTTTAGTTTGTTTTTTGGGTTTTACCTCAATCACATATGTTTTAATGGATCCATTGCTTTCTTTGACTTTAATAAGAAAGTCTGGATAGTAACGATGAAACCGATTATCAATGGGAGAGACATATTTAATAAAAAATTCTTCACTCCCCCACTCAAGAATATTTTCATTTAGATCACAATAGTTGCAGAATTTAGTTTCCCAAGTACTGCGACATATAATATTATTTGGATTTCCCTTGTATTTTCTGGGAAAAGATGGTCTGAAGAAACTTTTTTTACTTTCTCCCATTATACATAATATATAAGCAAAAGTATTTATAGATCCGATGGGGACTCCGAGGCCACATAAAAAAGTATTAGCAGATTTAAAGGCATCCATTTTAAGTCCTGCACTTACTTCACATTTTCAATGCTGGTTTTATCCACCTCCTCAAGTAAGGAGTTTGTTAGAAGGTGATGAAAGGGATGATAGATTTATTTCATTATCATGTTCTGAAGCATCATTACCTGGAACTTCATTAGCCACTAATGAAATGATTAATGATCATACAGGGGTAACAGAAAGACATGCGTACAGAAGACAATATGATGCAACTTCTTCCTTTACTTTTTATGTAGATCATGATTATACAATGCTTACTTTTTTTGAAAAATGGATAGGGTTTATTGTGAATGAACCAAATTTAGATTTATCCGAAAGATCTGAATTTGGATTAAATCGGGATGATTATTTTTACAGAGTAAATTTTCCTAAAGAATATCAAACTGCTATTTACATTAAAAAGTTTGAAAAGGATTATAATAATGGAAAGATGCTACAATATAAGTTTTTAAAATCTTATCCTGTCAGTATTGATTCAATGCCAGTTACATATGAGGCATCTCAGGTGCTTAAGTGTACTGTTAATTTTAACTTCTCCCGTTATTGGGCAGAGACCACCTAAATAAAACACGCTGAAATTTTTGTAAGATATTATGCCTTTACCAAAGATTGCGACACCGACGTATGAGTTGGAATTACCTTCGACTAGAAAATCTATTCATTATCGACCATTTTTAGTTAAAGAAGAAAAACTTTTAGTTCTTGCCTTAGAAAGTGAGGATATAAAGGAGATAACAACTGCAATTAAAAATGTAATTAAAGCTTGTGTTAAAACACGAGGGATTAAAGTAGAGAGTCTTCCTACTTTTGATATTGAATATTTGTTCCTCAACATTCGTGGTAAGTCTGTTGGAGAAGATATTGAAGTTAATCTTATTTGTCCTGATGATAATAAAACTCAAGTTCCTGTAACTATTAGTATTGATGATATTAATATTCAACGAACTGAAGGGCATATTAATAAGATTAAACTAGATGATTCTTTGATGATGGAAATGAAGTATCCATCTCTTGGTGAATTTATTAAAAATAATTTTGATTTTAGTGAAGAGAATGTGATGAGTCAATCTTTTGATTTAATTGCTTCTTGTATTGATAAAATTTATAATGAAGAAGAAGTATGGAGTATGGGTGATTGCACTAAGAAAGAAATTAATACTTTCTTAGAATCAATGAATTCATCTCAGTTTAAAGAGATTGAAAAGTTCTTTGAAACAATGCCTAAACTTTCTCATACAGTGAAACTCACTAATCCGAATACTAAGGTAGAAAGTGAAGTTGTAATGGAGGGTTTATCCAGTTTTTTCGGCTAGCTCTAGTCCACATGGATCTAGAGAGTTATTATAAGTTGAATTTTTCCTTGATTCAGTACCATAAATATTCATTAACAGAGATTGAAAACTTAATCCCTTGGGAGAGAGACATTTATGTTGAACTACTTCGAGCACATCTTGAAGAAGAGAAATTAAAACAGCAGCAAGCATCATCTTAATGGCAGTAGCAGCTAAACCAGAAATTTCAAAAATTCTATTGGATCTTGGGATAGAACCAGTAGATGTTTATGCTGTAGAAAATGCAGAACAAACTTATATTGCTGCATTAGTAGAAGGTATTAATACTCTTGAAGTTGCTAATAAAGGAGAGAGCACGAGATCAAAAATACTACGAGATGAACTTAAAGGAGTAAGAGAGAAGAAAAGAATAAAGGTAAGTGCTAGTAAATTATTTGCTCAGAAAAAAATAATATCTGCTAGTAAGATCCGTCCTCAGGCATTACTTCCTGCAGCAGATGATTCTCCTTCAGAAGGAAAAGGTGTGGGTAATATATTAAATGGTATTTTAAATATTTTAAGATTGGGAAATAAACAAGATAAAAAAGAATCTATTGAGAATAGAAAAGAAAGACAAAGGCAAAAAAGAGAAAAAAGAGAGAATGCAATAGAGTCATTGAAGGGAGGAGTAAAAAAGGCTGCAAGTGCAGGTAAGAAGGCAGTATCTGCATTAGTCTCTCCTTTTAGTAGTATTTTGGATGGATTAATTAATTTTCTTAAGGTTACTCTTTTAGGAACTTTGATTAATGGTGCTTTGAACTGGTTTAGTAATGAAGATAATCAGAGGAAGATAACAAATTTGGGAAGATTTTTTAAAGATTGGTGGCCTTCATTGTTAGGAGGATTTTTATTATTTTTTACACCTATAGGTACTTTAGTTTCTAAGGTAGCAGGATTATTGGTATGGGCTATTCCTAAACTTGCAGGACTTATTGCATCGAATCCTATTTTAGCTGCTGCTACAGTAGCGGTGTTAGGAGCTAAAGCTTTAGATGGAGATTTTGGTCCACCTAAAGAACTTACTGAAGAAGAAAAAATACAAAATAAAGAGAAGGTGGATAAGGTTATGAATATGGGTGTGAGTTCATTAAATGAAGGGGGAATAGTACCTTCTCCTTCTATTGTAAGGGGATATAATGAAGGTGGTATGGTTTCTGGATCTGGTAATACAGACACTGTTCCTGCCATGTTAACTCCAGGTGAACTGGTTATTCCTAAAAACGATTTGAAACCAAGACCCATGAGTGGTAGAGCACCTTCTATGATTCCTGTAAAGAGCACTGCCACTGCTAGAACTCCTGTCGGTACTCCTGTAAAAGTGAAGTCAGTGAGTACTACTACAGTATTACCTACAATTAAAAAACCAAAACGTAGTCAAAGGATAAGGGAAGGAAGCACTATTCCTGTCTTTAGAGTTGCTAGTAAATCTAATGCTAGAGAAATTACAATAAGATCATTGGGGATTGAAGAGGCATTATAATGACTGTAGTTACTCAAAAACTTTTACCTTCTGCTAAAATAGTTGCTAAAAAGAAAACTATTCCTGTTAGTGCTCTTAAACCTGTTGAAATAGAAAATTCAACAGAGACTTCTTCTATTAAAGAGAAATTAGTCTTAATTAAGAATTTTTTAGGGGAAAAATATGAAAGTGAATTAACTTCTTGGAGAATGAAAAGAAGACAAAGGCAAGAAGAGAAACGTAAGTTAAGAGAGGAAAAAATAGAAAAGAAGAAAGAAACTAAGTTGGCTTTACCTAAAGTTAATGTTAATCCTTTCTCAAATATTTTTTCTTCTATTAGTAATTTTCTTTTATTTTTAGGAGGAGGCCTTCTTTTTAATAAGTTTCTTGATTTACAAGATGGTTTAACTGCCGTTGAGAAAGTTTTACCTTCTATAGAGAAAGGAATTTCAATCTTTACTGGTGTAATATCTGGTGTGACTAATTTTATTGATTCTGCCTATGCGGGTTATGATAAGTTTAAAAAACAAATTTCAGAGATAACTGGGGTAAAGGAAGAAGATGTTGAAGAATTTGCGGGTCTTTTGAATAAGGTAGTTAATGGAACTATTATTGCTGTAGGGGTAACTTTGAGATCCCTTCCTAGATTGTTAAGAAACCGCAAAGTCCCTACATCATCTTCATCTTCAATACCTAAAACACCTAAAACTGGTCAATTTGGAGGAGGTCAAAAAACTGGTATTGATTTAAAGAAAGGCACTCGTACTATAAAGGGTAGAACAGTTTCTGTTTCAAGTGCTAGTAGATATACAAAGTCAGTGGGAAGATTCATTAAAGGAACTGCTAATGTAGGTGATATGACACGATTACTTCGTAGAGGATTCTTCAAACCATTTGCACTGTTTTCTTCACCTCTTTTGGAGAGGATTCCCATAATCGGTGGTATAGTTGATTTTCTTGTAAATTTTTTCCTATTTAAAGAACCTTTAGGAAAATCTGCATTCCTAGCAGCTGGTTCAACTTTAGGAGGTTTTATTGGAGGCATACTAGGTTCAGTTGCTGGTCCTCCTGGTGCTATAGCTGGTGGTGTATTAGGTGGTATTGGTGGTGATTGGGCAGCACGGGCTTTATATGAGACAATTTTTGGTGATGTAGATCTAGATCTAGCTGCTGGTTTAACTGAAAATGCTTCTTATGATTTAATTAGTGATATTACTACTAATATTATCCAACCAATAGAAACATGACTGCTAATCCATTACAATTTAATAAGTTTGAGATTAAGTCTAATGTAGATAGTAGGACTGTGGATCTACGTGGATCAGGAAATCCTATCATTGAATATCGTGAGAGTATTTTTATGCCTTATGTTGAGGTAACGGCATATATTGTTGATACTGGTAATACTTTACCTGCGGATGATGGAACTGATGCTGGTATTGGATTATTAGAGGCTGGTTTTTGCCAAGGAACAGAAACCATATTGTTTAATATTGCAGATAAAAAAGGAAATAAAATTAACTTGTCTAATAATAATGATTTAAGAGTTTCTTCTATATCAGATACTCATCAATCTTTTAAGAATACTACTTTTGTTCTTACTGCAGTTTCTAAGGAAGCATTTGATAATACTTTAGTAGACAATAGATGTAATCTTAAGTATAGTGGACCTATATCGGATATTGCTCGATCCATCGTAAGAGCAAATTTAAAATCTCCTAAATGGAGATCAATGAATGTTGATGTTACTTCTAATCAATATCATGAATGGGGTCAAAATAGGTATCCATTTGAGATGATTTTAGATCTTCAACAATTGGCTATTCCTTATGGAATACAGACTTCAAAAGGCAAAGCACCTGATGGTAAAACTGCAGGATATCTTTTCTGGCAAACATCTAATGGTTATCAATTTAAATCCTTAGATAAATTATTTGACACTAAAGATAAGGTAGTTAAGAAATATATTGAGAATAGTAAATCAGGATCTGATCTGTTGCCTGTAGTAAAAGATAATGAGGTTTATGATGGTAAAATTCTTTGGTCTACCATGTCTAGAAATATTGATGCTCTTAATCAATTTGAATGTGGTGCATGGGGATCACAGGTACGGGTGTTTAATGATGTAACCAAGGAATATGAAAAAGTAGATTTATCTTCAGATGGTAAAGGAAATGGTATTAGTGCAGGAAAACATTTACCTCAACTAAATTCTGAGTATAAGGATGCAATTACCACCATTGAAAGAATAGATCAAGCAGTTGGTCAGACGGTAGTTGGATTTGATAGTGTAGAACAACAAGTTAGGCAGACTGGTCAACTTAACTTTGATGTAAAACATACAACTCAACAATCTCATCAAAATTATAGACAAAAAATGAATACTTCAATGGAGATTGTGATTGAGGCTGATTTAAGTTTACATGCAGGTGATTTGATATTTTGTGACTTTCCTGAACTTTCTACTAAAAAGACACTCAGAGAAAGTAGGGATCGATCAAGTGGCATATATATGATAGCAGATCTCTGTCACTATGGTGATAAAGGAAATGCCTTTACTGGTCTGCATTTGGTAAGAGATTCTTATGGAGTTAAAACATGACTATTAAACACGACTTAGAACACGAAGTTTACATTGATCCTAAAGATGGTAAAGAGCATACTAATCATGGTATGCATGAATATACAAAAGAAGATTTAGAGAATGTTCATGCTGATTATGATGTTTATCATAAAAGTGATGTAGTAGATAAGAATGAAGGAAAGATTAATGATTATCATACAAGACATGAAGATCAGCATCTAGAAATTTATTGTGATAATCATCCAGATGCAGATGAATGTAAGGTATACGACGATTAAATGGAATCATTAAGCCAAAAAGTATTAAGAAAAAAATATGAGGGATATAGTGAACTCATCTTGGCTCAGATTGCTGACAATTTGAGTTATACGGAGACTATTAATGGCACGAAGTTTAGTAATATTGATGAAAATAAAATTATTCTCCCTCGTTATAAAATAAGAATAGCAGGAGAGCATGATGAAAGCATTCCTTCTGTTGCTTTACCGTGGGCATATGCTAAGTATCTTACGGGTGGATTGAGAGGAGAGTCGATAGGTAACCCTGTGTATCCTAAAGGTACATGGGTTTATGTAGTGCGTGATTATAGGACTAATTTATATTATATTGATAGAATTTCTCCTAATACTTTATATAATCCTGAGATAACTGGTTATACGACTGGTGGTAAAGATGATGTATTAGTTTCCACTACGCAAACTAATCCTGATGGAAGTGGAATAGCACCTGGATCAGGGATCGGTAATAATATAGTAGCATCTGAACAGGACACAAAACAAAATAGTCCACAAGAAGATGCTGATTTATACTTACCTTCTTTTTGTGATGCTAAAAATACAAAATTAGCTGGGACTGGTATTCAGATTGAAATTGAGAATACTATTAAGATGACTGAGAGGTTAAAGGTAATTACTGATCCTCTTAAAGATTTGCAAACTTCCATTTTAGATGCTAAAAGATCTAATGATGAAGTCATTAAAAGTTTTAATAACACCATTTCAATTTATCAAAAAAACCTTTCTCAAGCAGCAGCGGATATATCAAAATGGTTGGTTACTCTTTTTAATAATATCAAGAAAAATTTAATAAGAAAGGCATCAATAGCAAATAATGTTGCAAGAAGTGCTGTTCCCAACTCATCTAAACATGCTTGGCAGCAAGGATTTGATGTTATTATCAATGCACTTATTTGTATTTGGAATAAAGTAATAACATTAGCACCTGGTCTTATTGAAAAGGCACTTGCTTCTTTTTTAGGTAAAGTTGTAAATGCTACAACCTGTTTAGTAGAGAATTTTATTGGAGATTTTTTAGGTCAACTTTTAGGTCAAGTATCAGCACTAGTTAACTCAGTATTAAAAGCAGTAAATAGTGCATTAGGGCAAGCTGCAAAAACTCTCGGAGCAGGACTTGATTTTATTAGTGAAGTTGGAAAATTTATAGAAAGTCTTTTAAGTATTTTTGAGTGTGAATTTAAAAGTTGTATGGGTGCAGATAATAAAATTATTCGTTATAGCATTATAAATGGTGCTAAACCAGAAAGAAAAGCAATAAATTTTGATACAGTTTTTGCAAAGGCAAGAACGGTTGCATATGAATTTGAAAAACTAACTAAAGTACCTGAGAATATTGATCTTTATGAGTTTGAGTTTGATGTTCAGAAAGAAATTGATGCGATATTTGATGAATGTGATCCAGGACCAATTTTCTGTGGAGTTCCCGATGTTGTCTTTTGGGGTGGTAATGGATCAGGAGCAACGGGTAATCCAGTTATAAGTATTGCTGGTGATCTTATGGGTGTAGATGTAATCACACCTGGTAAATATGAAGAACCTCCTTTATTTTCTACTGAAGATGAATGTGGAAATGGTCAAGGGGCAATTGGTGAGGTTTTTATTGGCCCTGTAGTTGGTGGTATTGATGATCTTTCCGATCCTGACGATGATGATGGGACGGATGGAACTATACCTGATTTAGATGACCCTACTTATGATGATACAGAGATTGGAACTGGTTCAGGTGCAGGAATAGGAATTACTCATTATGTAACAGTAAATGCAGTAGCAGCGGGTAATAGATTTTTTATTGATGAGAAACAACAAAAAACTCTTATATTTGAGAGAGGTAACACTTATATCTTAGATCAACAAGACTCTTCTAATGAAACTCATCCTCTTAGATTTTCTGAAACAAAAAATGGAACATGGGGAGGTGGTGATGAATATGAAAGAGGAGTAACTATAGATGGAGTTCCTGGTGAGATAGGTGCATATTCTAGAATAGTAGTTAATAACAATACTCCTGATACTTTATATTATTATTGTGAAAATCATTCTAAGATGGGAGGAAGAATTAATGTTATTACCCCCACAACTTTAGCAGAACCTTCTCAAAAAGGTAAAGATGCTTCTGTTGAAGTTTCTGCTGTAAATTCTAAGGGTGGTGTAATTGCGATTAAGAATTTGGTAGGAGGTAGTGGATATAATCAATGTATGGCTAATGTTCCAACTCATGGTGGGAGTGGTAGTAGGTTTACAGTTGAACTGATAAAGGTAGAAAATGGATCTATTAAATTACTGTCTATTAATAATAAGGGATCTAATTATAAAATAGGTGATATTATCACTCTTATGGCAAGATCATCTTCAGATACTGTTTTAAAGGATTCTACAGGAGTAACCAAAGTTCTTATAAGAGAATCTGGTTATGGATATTTGAGAGCACCTGATGGATCTATGGGTGGAATGAGAAGAACTTGGGCAAATAGATGTCAAACTATTGTAAGAAGAAAAAATTTAGATTGGGATAGTCCTTATTCTACAGGAGATGTAATAACTTTGAACATTGGAGATATGGTGCAGTTACCAGGCAAACCTAAGGTGTATATCGGTGAGGATTTTGATGAAAATAAACTTCCTGGAGCTCAGATTACTGGTATAGGTACATATATTGCTAGAGATATGAGTAATTTTCCTTTAGCAACCAATCAAATTGTTGCAGGGGATTTATCTACGGTTCTTGATTTTGGTTTTGATAGTGTAGATTTAATTTCGGAGAAATGGGATTGGCCAGTTGTAGAAGGAGTGAGTGGATATGGGGTAGTCAGAAAAGACGGTAGAAATCCTGATCTTAGTAAAGATGGTATTGTAGGAGGAATCGGAATAGATCGTAATTTAATTGCAGAATGGGATTTTTATGCTGAAGGTGAGTTAATTGCTACTGTTCCTCAGACTAGTTTTACTGAAGATCCTCAATATTATGATGCAGAGAAGAATATTTTATATCGGGTAGGATTTCCACAAACTTATGATCCTCCATCCGTAGTAGCACAACAAACACCGTGGGTTAGAGCAGCGGATAATCTTCCCATTGGGGTAAGAGGATTATGGTCACCATTTTTGATTAACTATGGAATTTTCCCTACTAATACAGAAACTTTATTAGAACAAACACAGAAAGCTACTTGGAGGGTAACTACTTATATTCCAGGAGATTATACATTTGAGATTCAGGCAGATAACCGAGGAACTATGGCTTGGGATGGAGAAGAATTAGGAAGCACTCCTGATTATGAGGCTCATAATCTTAATACTATCTTTACGACAACTGTTCCCTCCGTGGAACCACAGGTTCATGAGATAACAGTTTCAATTACAAACTTGCGACATAGAGAACCTGAAAAACAAGCAACTACTCATTTATGGGAGTTTAACCCTGCTGCGGTGGCATGGGTATTAAGGGATCCTCATGGAGTTATTATAAAATCCTCTCTGGATCCGTTTGAAGAGCAAGATAAAATAACATATGATTATGATACTTATTTTAGTGTTAGAATGTTTAGTGTGAATAAAGCAGAGGATCCTCAATTTCTTCCTGGTGATGAGTGGTTTGGATGTGTAAATGATTATAATAATGCAAGACTTTTAGGGTTCAGTGATTGTGATATCCGACATTTCCTTGAGGACAATCCTGATATAAAGTTAGATCAGTGTATGCAAGATAAGTTAAATGATGAGAATTGGGGTAATTGTGATGGTGATTTGACGGTATCTATTACTGCACCTGCATGTCCTCCTGATCCTTGTCTTCCAGAGGGTACTTATCCTGTTATTGCATGTTTAGATGAAATAGTTGTAGATAATCCTGGATTTGGATTTAATTGTTGTGATGATACGGTGGTAATTATTCCTGATAATGGTGCAAAGGCTGAGATTGCTGAGTGTGAACAGGGTAAAATATTAAGAATTAAGGTTACTGATTGTGGGTCAGGATTTACTGAACTTCCTCAGGTGTTCATAAATACTGAAACAGGTTATAATTCTGTTTTGAAACCTATTTTGAAATTCCATAGACCTGAAGAGATTGATGTTCCCAAAGGTACTAATGTGGTTCAAGTTATTGATTGTGTGGGGAAGGTTAACTAATGGCAGAAACCTCTTCAAGAAATCATCAGGAATTTAATAATACTGATGGTGGACTTTTTCTCAGTTATACTAATAAAAATAATGCTAAGGTAGCAGCGGCTCTTAGGCGTATTTTTCCATCTCCAGGTTCACGACGTGCTCAATCTATAGAGTTGATACAGAGTGGTGCTATGGAAGGTTCTATTTTGTGTAGTACTCCAGGTGTATTTTCTATTGCATGTGGAGAAAAAACAGAAGGAGCACAGTGGAGAGATAGAGGTATTGGAGGAATATGGTATGCTGAAAATGGTGATATTGTATTACATGCACCCAAAGGAAGAGTGAGAATTATTGCAGAAGGAATTGATCTTATTTCTACTGGAGATCCTCAGAGTGAGAAAGGAGGTGTAAATGTTGCTGCCTCAGGAGCATTTGATGTGAAATCTAATAATATTATTATGGAAGCTGATGAGACAGTATCAATTGAAGCTGATGGTAAAATACAATTATCTTCTATATCTGCTACTAAAGTAGAGGGGGGTGAAGTTGAGGTTACTGAAGGTGATAATGCATTAATTATACCTGGTAGTGGTGCTAAGACTGCGTTACAAGATGCTCTTGATAAAGCAAAGATGGTTGGTAAATTCTTGAAATAATGAGAGGTATTTTATAAATGAGAGAACAAAACGCACAAATTGGAATGCAACTCCATGTTGCTTCGGCAACACCTGGACTTAATGAGAGTCCTGCAACTCCAGGTAGAGATCCTACGGCTTTGGGAATCGGACCTGCTGCTATTCCAGGATCCATATATGCTAATGGTTGTGTATTGATTGGTAACCCTTTAGCATTTCCTGCTATTGCTGAAGCAACTTGTATGATTGCACCAGCAAATCCAGCGGTAAATCCGATGGCATATAAAACTCCATCTATTTTAAAAGTAACAAATAGACTTACAAGACCACCTACTCCCATAGATGTATGGTTTGGAGATCCTGCTGGATTGGTAGGAGTTACGATGAATACTGCAACGATTAATATTACCGAAACAGTAGCTATTAATATTGCTACTCCTACTATTAATATTACTGGGGTTAAGAATCAAGCAGGAGCACAGAATGATGTAGGTGCTCAAACTGAAACAGGGCCTCAGGCTCAATCAGGAACCAAGGTAATATCTGGTTCATCTAAAGACAATGGAAAAAGAGCCACTACAATTCTAAGAGCAGATAAAATAATTTGCCCTAATATTTCAGGAAGAATTAATGTACAGTCTTGGAAAAAATTTGATATTCCTCATCCCAATAAAAAAGGATATAGATTAACTCATGTATGCGTTGAAGGTCCAGAGGCAGCTGTTTATATAAGAGGTAGATTAAATAACACACATATTATTGACTTACCAGACTATTGGCAAGGACTGGTAGACTATGATACAATTACAGTAAGTCTTACACCATATGGAAAACCTGATTTGTCTTTATATGTAAAAGAAATTAAAGAGGATAAAATTATTCTTTCTTCAGATCATCTGACACAAGTACAATGTTTTTATGATGTATGGGTAAATAGAATTGGTCCAGAATTGCATGTTGAGTATGAAGGAGAATCACCAGCAGATTATCCAGGAGATGATTCTCTTCACTCCATTGCAGGTTATCATTATGATGTTAGGGAGGATTAAAAATGTTATCTAAAGATATTAAAGACGCAATTTCCGACAGTTTAAAAGACTCTTTTGATTCTGTTAGATTTTTTCAAGATCAAGTGGTTATTCTTGATGATAAAAAGTCTAAATGGGACAATGCAATTTTTAAATTAGATAATGAGATTTTAGGAGAAATACAAATTGTAAATAGAGCAATTGATGATGTTAAAGATGCATATCAAGATAGAATCGTATCTGGTTGTAGAACAGATATGTTTTGGATGCTTACTAATGAGAATACTGAGGGGGATGATCCTGAATATACGTTTAGATGTACGAAATTGAATGGAAGAGGATATACTGAGATAGTGCATGATGTGGTGGGTATTAATAGCACTCATTTCTTTATGTTAGAACCAGGAGCTTCTAGTGTATCAGGAATAACAACTCGACCTCTTACAGGAGATGAATTTGGATTTGATCCTAGAAATTATTTTGGAATCAGATATTATGATCAGGCTTTTGCTCAAGACATTGGAGACACTTTTGTTACTAGTTTCATTGGAACTATGAAACAATCTTCTAATCTTCTAACTGTAATGAATCCAGTGAGTGCAGGATCATCGGAAGTTTTGGAAGCAGGTCAAATTGTGATATGTGGGAAGGATGGAGTTTTTCCTAGTACCACTACTATTGTTGGTGTTAATACTACTCAAGTAGATCTTCGAGGAATTCCCACTTTAGTTGGAATTGAAACTTCTCTTACAACAGTTAATATTCTTAACTTAAGTAATAGTGCAGGAGTCGCAGTCAGTGCTCCTGAAGCTGATGGAAGTTTTGTATCATTTAGAGTACTTGATGATCCTGATGCTGGTCCTCTTGTTGCAATTAGTACGGTAACTTCTAATGGAAATGCTTATGGTGTTTCTCAAGAATATGAAGAGATTGTTACTACATCTAATAGGAAAGGATTTGGATGTTTAGTATTAGTTAAAACAAATGCCAGTGGAGGAATTAGTACTGTAATTCCACAAACAGGGGGCATGAGTTACACTAGAGGTGAGACTATTACTATTTCTGGAGATTTGTTGGGAGGAATTGCTGGAACTGATGATGTTACTGTTTTAGTTAACTGGTTACAATCTACTGTGGGGAGTAGACATCAATATCAATTATCATTTGAAGCAGATCCGTTTACTCCCCAGACTGTAGGAATAATGCAGACATCTACTCTTGGAATTGGAGTTTCTACTGTGTTAGATCATTCTGGGAATCCTAAAGGTACTCAAAGTTGGAATCTTTTTATGGATGGAGTTGATATTGGAACTTTAGACAACCCCTTGATAATTCGTCCTCCTAATGTAGGTTCAGATAAATCTTGGTGGACTGTAGGATTTTCAAGTAGACCGATGAATGGAGGGTCAGTAGCAGAGGAAGGTGATATTATACTCACAGATGATTTGAATGGATTATATCAAAATTTATCACCTTGTGCGGCTGCATTAGAAACTGCTATTACTAATACAGGAGCAGCGGCCAGCACCAGTGAATCTTCATTTCTTACAGAAGGTGGTAAAAATAATACATTGATTGGTGCATCAAATGGATTAAGGGATATGCGTAATGATACATGTCTACAGATATGGGGAACGAGACAATCTATAGGATCCGAAAATGAGAATATTGATAATCAAGAAAAGTTAAGTCGATATATAGGTTTAACAACTGTTACAATGGTAGTAGATGATTTAAATGAATAAAATATTAATTGAACATGGTAGAACCCAAAAGAAACTAATTAACCTTCCACAAGAATGGGAGGAGTTGGTTGATCTATCTACCGTGACAGTCCACCTTACAGAGGTAGGAGCCAAACAAAATCTTGTGGTGAAAAGAGTACAAGGTTTAGAGGTTCATTTACAGACTCAAGGAATACCTGTGGATTGCTATTATATGATCGTGGGTGACTTGCTTGACAAAGAAGAGTAGATATGATATAATACATAGACCTATGTAAGGTTTACAATGGAAGATGATTACCTTTCCCGTTGTGTTGTGGATACCCTTCTACGAAAAGTACACCTATATTCAGATGAGGGAGAGGCAAGAACAGTAGAGTGTGAGACTGTAGAAGAGTTTATGAATGTGTTACATTTTGTACGTGAAAATTGTCCAGACGATATGCTCTCATATACCAATCCTTTGGATGATAAATAAATCATAATAGAACTTATCGTGCAAATAAGATGCCTCTCAGTCGTCTAGATAATTTCCTCAAGAATGTTCGTGGCAATA